GGATTTGCGTTTACAAAATTTGGGTCTTGAGCAGAAAACTTCTCAAAGATAGCCTTTTTAGTGGCTTCATTTGCATTAACGTAGTTTGGGTCAGAAAGAATTGATGCTAAATCAGCCATTTTATTAGTTCCTTAATAGCGGATTGTTAGGGTCTATGCCACTTGCAGATGGCGCAACATTTGCTCTTCTATATTCGTAAGTCAAATCGTAAGCGTCTTTTACTCTTCCTACACTACCCTTCAGTTCTATGATTAAATTATCAAGAGCCGCCCTAACATCGTCTGCACTTTGTTTTCTATCTATAGCAGCAAAAGCGGCTTTTAACTGTGTGTTTTCTCTGTCAGATATGTTACCCAACGCACCACCAGTTTTAGACATATCACGCATATCTTGAAGTACTTGGAAACCGCCTTTAGCAATTACTTTATCATAGAGAGCTACCGCTGCACGACCAGCGTCTGTAAAGCCTGGTGCTCTTCCTGCCGCAAAACCAGTAATAGATTCTAGACCTGCACTATCTCGCAGAGCCTCAATATCTTTAATAAACGATGCTGTTTTAGATATATGACCTCTTAAAGATGCTGTTGCTTGTGGGTAACTCTTCTCTAAATTTTGTCGCATTTGAGGTGTTAAACCCTCAATTGCTTTGGCAGGAGTTAATCTGTTTGATACAGCTTCTGCTTTAGTAACAATAATTGTTTTTGTTGGGTTCTTTGGATCAACAACTTCTACTGTTCCAGTTCCTGCAGCTCCACCAGCCCCACCTTCGCCATCGGCTTTTTGCACTAAAGAGCCAGTAAAGGGCACTCGTACTTGTGCTCCACTTGCATCTTTATCATAAATAAACTGAAAGTCTTTATTGACATCCAAGAAAACAGCTTTTCCAGCAGGAGATGCTGCAATGCCAATTTTATTGATATTTCCACGACCTTCATTTTTAGCTGTTAGACGTTCAAATTCAGTAGTAAATCTAGCCTTATATTCAGGAGAACCTTCTGGCCCTGCCATGAGAGCTAAAGCACTAGCATTTTTAAATTCGTTAGTAGTTGCATCTGGTTTAACTTTGTCAGTCAAACGCTCCAACTCCGCTAACTTATATGTCAAAATATTCTTAGTTCGCAGATTTTCAGGAGTTTTTTCTGCTTCTTCTAGTTGAGTAAGTCCATCTTTTAAACTAGAGATTTCTTGTGCTATTTGAATGTTCGGATTAACTGCTGGTTGACGCTCACGAGTAGCAGATGCCTCAGAAGCCAATGCAGCCGCTAGTCTCTGTTTGGTTTGAGCCACATCGCCTTGTGCCTTGCGATAGTAATCTGCAAGAGCCATAGCACCTTGATTGTCACCCATCTGTGACAACATTTTGATACCTTCAACCATAGACTCAGGGTTAGATTGATCTATCTGTTGAAAGATAGAGTTTCTAGCACTAATCATCTTCAGTTGTGGGTCTTCTACGCCAAGAGCATTAGCAATAGCACCACCAAACCCTCTAGCACCCGCATAGGTCATTGCCGCACCCGCTTCACCAGGAGTCAGTTTAGCAAGGGCAATACCTTCTTGTAAGGCACTTCTACGCTGTTGCTCACCATACATTTGTGGAGTCATGCCAAACAGACCCGCTACGATATTAGTTTCTGCCATGATGATTCCTTATCCAAATGTTGACATTAGGTCTTGGTTACCATAATAAGTACCAGTACCGAATGTTGTTGCTGGCGCACTCATAGCTGTAACGGGTGGTACAGCAGACAATCCCCCTGTCAAAGCCTGACTAAGCAAAGGATTAGAGAAAGCACCATACAAAGCAGATGCGTATGGGTTTCTAGTGGCATCTGCGCCAGTTGCCAATGCTACGCTTTGACCCGCACCCGTTAAGCCCAATCGACCTACGTTGTAACCCGCTGTGGCACTTTGTTGTGCGAGATTTGTTGATAATCCCAAAGGTTGCTGACCTAATTGTTCTAACCCCTGAATCTGACCCAAAGCCGTACTGTATGGAGTGTAAGCGGCTTGTTGACCACCATAATACTGACCCATTGTTTGTGCGCCTTGACCAAGCAGTCCCGCACCAAAAGCGACCTGTTGCTGACCTGCTTGTTGAGCTTGTGCCGCCAATTGAGCATCTTGCATTGCACGAGCGTTATATAAGGCTTGCAACTCAGGTGTTGTAGCACCATAAGAACCACCTTGGGCAACAGATAAACCGCTACGACCTTGTTGTTGTAGTGTGTTTTGAAGATTAGCTAATTCAAGTTCACGACCTGGCTTAAGCAATGCTGTTTGTGAAGCAAGATAATCTTTTGCAACATCTTCAGGTGTTTTTGCCAAATATTTACTACCAAGAGTAAACAGACTTGTTGCACCAGTTTGCAGTGGCTTGAACGCTTCTTGTGCGCCTTCTGCTTGTTTAAGCCCAGCTTCTTGAAGAACATCTAGTCTTTTCTGAATGGCTTTAGCCTCATCAGTTAATGCGTAACTTGCAGTAGGTAGACCAGTTAAAGGATCAACACCAAACTTTGAAGTTCCAAAACGAGTTGTCATTCCAATTGGTCTAAAGGCCGCAGCAGTTTTAGCCGCCTCAGTCTCAGTATCAATCATTCCTTGTGCTTTGACAGCCGCTTCTTTAGAAGTTTGCTGTTGCAGAAGACCCGCTACAGTTTGACCGCCAGAGGTAAGCAAACCCGCATATTGAGCCGCAGTTAAGCCTAATTTAGCCGCATCAGCAATCTGTGAAGCAGTAAGTGCTGTTGCCGCAGTAGTTGCTCCAGCAGTTAAAGCACCCGCAGTCAATGCACCTGCACCAACACCAGTTGTCAACGCGCCAAGAGTAGTGCCAAGAGCAGCACCGCCAAGCAATGTATTAGCGCCCGTCAATGCTCCTGTCCCCGCAGTCAGACCAGAAAGAGTGCTACCTGCCGTTAAACCTGAAAGACTGCTACCTGCCGTTAGACCTGTTCCCAAGGCGGCTGCTCCTGCACCACCAGTTAGTAAACCTGTTGTTCCACCTACTGCACCCGCAGTACCGCCCAACTCGGCTAGTGTCAAACCTGTTGCAGCCGCTTCTGCTCCTAAAGCTGTTGCAGCCGCTGGCGCTGATCCAAATATGCCAGAAAAGGCTTCAGGGCCAACGATTCCAAATGCCGCACCCGCAATAACTGCCGCTTTAAGCAAGTCTTTCTTCAGAGTGCTTGATGATGCACCTTCTGTGTAAAAGATAGGCTTTCCAGTTTCTGTGAATTGCACACCAAAACCAGTATTTCCTTTGCCTTCGTATGAACCAGACCAAAGGTTTCCCTTAGTTCTTTCACCATAACCAGAGATAAGTTTTTCACCAGTAACTGTATTGATGATTCCTGTGTCACCTTTACCAACTTGAGAGATGTCTGTAACACCACTCTTGGCAAGATCATCAGCCATGTAACGAGCCGCAGTTTCAGGCTGAACATCACCCTTCCAAGCATTTGTAGTGTTCTGAGCCAAAATCTGCTTAGATAGCTTATCAACATTCTCAGCGTTATAGGTAAAAGAACTTATGTTCTTGACAACCCTATCTCTATCAATTCCATAGGTTTGAGCCGCAGTAATGATGTCATTGATAGAGGCATTAGGATCAAGATAACTAAGGTCTTTTAATGCTTGTTTTACTTCTGCATCTGTATAAGACTTTGTTGCCATAGATTGTCCTTGTTGTGCCGCCAATGCCGCTTGTCTATCAATCTCTTCAAGACGAGCCTTTTCGATAGACCACAGTCTGTCAGCTTCAGCCTTTTGTGCAGGAGTTGCAATTGCATTGAATGCTTGTGAAGTAGAGTCTTTTCCACCCATAGCACGCAATTCACCCAAACTTTGCAACGCAGTAGGATTGTTAATGTCAAAACCCGCAACATTTGGAGACAAGGCAACATAGTTCCCACCCGCATCTTCCACATATTGACCTGGCCTTGTTATATCAACTTTAGCCATGTTCTGAGCAGAATAAGGATTAGCCGCTAAAGCCGCATCTACTTGAGCCTGAGTGTCAGGTTGTCCCGCTACTTTACGAGCCATGTAGTCTTGAGCATTCCAAGAGCCATCTGGATTGATACCAGGAGGCAACCCCAATGATGCGTTGATTTCTGATTGTGTTGCCATGACAGTTTCCTTTAAGCGGATGCGGCTTGCAATGGTGCAAGGTCTTCAGTTGTCCAGAAGTCTTTGGCCAACATAATGACCAAATGTTCTTTGTTGCGAGCAATATAATCAGTCCATTCAGAGTCAGTCATATAACTTGGCTTTACACCATTGATTACATTGACGCTATCCATTGCAGCAGAGTAGTGCTTAGCAATTTGCTCTGGTGTTATTGTTTCCATGATTAGTTTCCTTTAAGTGTGGCTACTTCAGCCTTGAGGGTTTCAACTTGTGCGGATAACTCTTGGATTGCTTTGACAAGTGGGGAAATAAACATTTCACGGCTAATGGCTTGAACACCATCAGACCCTTGCGCCCAACCATTAAAGGTAGAGCAACCTTCAGCATCTAGCGCAGCTTTGACTTCTTGAGCCACAAAACCATGAATTACAGTAGCTGTGTCTTTTAAATTAACCTCTTGATATAAAGGATGGTCTACTGGAAGTTCGTTTTGTGCTTTCCAAGTAAATTTAATTGGATTTAGTCGGTTGATAAACGACAAGCCAAGTGTGTCAGCACCAACAATGTTTTTCAAATTGCCATCAGACGTTTGAGTCCATGTGGCATTGCTTGCAAAATTGTTATAGATGCGACCAACAGATGAACCAATGGTCACATGGTCATTACCTTGAGCAGAAATGTTCCAACCTAGACTAATAGAACGAGTTGTTGAGCCGACATCTGGCCCCGCAATAGCAACTGTTTGCGCTACATTTGTAGCACCACTAATGCCAGAACCAACCCATGTATTACTTGAGCCAGTTCCAACAGGACTAATATCTGGGCCGATAATTGTGTTGCTGCTTCCAGTTGTTATGCTTCCACCTGCGGCATGACCTACACAGAGATTTGTATTGCCTGTTGTTATTCCGTTTCCTGCAAGATTACCAATAGCAGTATTTCTATTTCCAGTAGTATGTGTTTGTAACGCACTACTTCCAATCGCCACATTTCCACCAGATGTGGTTATTGCATATCCCGCTCGATATCCAACAAGTACGTTTTCACCGCCAGTAGTGCTAGCTCTTCCTGCTTCAAAACCTACAGCAGTATTTTGAATTCCTGTGGTGCTTAAATAAAGCGAACGATAACCCATAGCAGTGTTATTAGCCGCTGTGGTAAATCCAAGTGATTCAAAACCTACGGCAGTATTGTTACTGCCTGTAGAGTTGGAGTAGAGAGCCGAACGACCAAGAGCAACATTAGATTCTGCAGTAGTGTTTGAATATGAAGAATCGTGACCTAACGCTGTATTGCTTGCGCCAGTAGAATTGGTAATCAAAGAACGATAACCAACTGCGGTGTTATTTGCACCTGTAGTTGAGTTTCCTGCTTGATAACCTAAGAAAGTTACTGATGAAGTATCTGTCTTTCCATACACAGTACCCAATGCAGTAGGCGTAGCGGCAGAAGCACCACCACTTACTGTTGCAAATGACAAAGTGCCAGAGCCATTGGTTTGCAAGACTTGTGTGTTTGTTCCATCAGCACTTGGTAGTGTCCAAGTTACATTGGAAGCAATAGTATCTGGTGCTTTAAACGCTACATAGTTTGTGCCGTTGTCTGTGTCTTCGTATAGCTTAATGTTAGAGCCAGAAGTTGAGTTTCCAAGAACATCTAATGCGCCTGTAAATACTGCCGCACCAGTATCACTCAATGTTGCACCAGTAGAGTTCTGAAGCAACTTGCCTGTTGTGCTATCAAAACGAGCAAAAGCATTGTCAGTAGAGGATGCAGGGCCAACAACATCACCAGAACCACCACCACCAGAAGCAGCAATCGTAATTGTTCCATTGCCATTGGTAATCGTAATGCCTGTACCTTGTGTCAAAGTGGCTTTAGCAAGGGTGTTGCCTGTGCTGTTACCAATCAACAGTTGACCATCTGTGTAGCTTGTCTGACCTGTACCACCATTAGCGACAGGAAGAGTACCAGTTACACCAGTAGACAAAGGCAAGCCTGTCAAGTTAGTAGCTGTACCACCTGAAGGAGTACCTAATGCACCGCCATTAACAACGGCAGCACCCGCAGAACCTACGTTCACAGCTAGGGCAGTAGCTACACCAGTACCCAAACCAGATACACCTGTTGAAATTGGCAATCCTGTAAGGTTAGTAGCAGTGCCGCTAGATGGAGTACCAAGCACACCACCATTGACCAAAGGTGCGCCAGAAGAGCCTACATTGACCGCTAGAGCCGTTGCTACACCTGTTCCTAGACCTGACACGCCTGTAGAGATTGGAAGCCCTGTAGCGTTTGTTAAAGTTGCACTAGTAGGTGTGCCAAGGATAGGGGTCACCAAAGTAGGTGAAGTAGCAAATACTGCTGATCCTGATCCTGTTTCATCTGTCAAAGCACCTGCAAGATTGGAGGAGCTAAATGAACCAAGAGATGTTGCATTGCCTACAGAAGTGACTGCACCAGTAAGGTTTGCATTAGTTGTCACATTACCCGCAGTCAGACCAGATGCAGTTCCTGTGATGTTAGTTCCAACCAAAGCAGATGGAGTGCCTAGAGCAGGAGTGACCAAAGTTGGGCTATTGGCAAACACCAAAGCACCACTACCTGTTTCGTCTGTTACGGCAGAGATTAGATTTGCAGATGATGGAGTAGCCAAGAATGTCGCCACACCAGTACCAAGACCACTCACACCTGTTGAGATCGGCAGACCAGTTAAGTTAGTTGCTGTACCAGAAGCAGGAGTTCCCAATGCGGGAGTCACCAAAGTGGGACTGTTTGACAGAACAACTGCGCCTGTGCCAGTAGAAGAAGTTACGCCAGTACCACCATTTGCAACAGGCAAAGTGCCAGTAATATCAGAAGTAGAAAGGCTTACTGCATCCCATGTAGCATTAGTGCCATCAGTTTGGAGATACTTATTTGCGTTACCTGTTTGGGTAGGCAAGAGGTTATTCAACGCACCTGCGGCAGTAGAAGCACCAGTACCGCCATCAGCAACCGCTAAATCAGTAATACCAGTAATTGAACCACCAGTAATATTGGCAGAAGCATTGTCTGTTTTAGTGCCAACAGCAGTTTGAATGTTGTTGAACTCTGTATCAATCTCAGCACCTTTAACAATCTTTAAAGGATTGCCAGGAGACAAATTGTCTTTTGACGCAAAGTTTGTGGTTTTGGTGTAATTTGACATGATTTACCTCTTATCCCATTTTGCCATCTTTGGCTTGAATTTCAATCTTTTGCAATGAAAAAGAAACACCTTTAATGGTTGTTTCATACCCTGTTTGCACAATCTTTCCTGCACCAGAAGCATTTGCTGTTAACGTCTTAATTGGCACACCACTTGTGTATTCAGCAATGTTGTATTCAGCAGTGCCGTATTCATAACTTGTCTGTGATGGGATATAGACGTTCTCAGCACGATAAGCACCAGAATAGTCAAAGCCCCAATTGATAGTTAAGAACTGGTCAGAGCCACCAATCACAATGGCTGTAATGTTCTTCAGAATAGAAATCTGATTAGGGTTTCCCAAGTCGGCATTGTTTGTGTAGTACGCAAATCGGTACGTTACTGTGTCATCAAGATAAGTTCCATACTTGCCGATATAGCCATTCTTACCAATGTACAAGTCGCCATTACGCAAAGAACGCAAAGCAGTAGGAGCAATTGAGTCCCACTTGGTTACACGGGAAGCACCATCTTGCAATGTTTGTTTGGTATCGAAGCAATAAACTTGGAAAGATGCAGGTAAAACAAGCAGATAAAAGGCTTCTTTTTCTGAGTAAACAGACTTCAGATTAGCCAATGTTTCGCTTGCTAATGAAGATGCAAGGTCAAAACGAACATTCTTGGATAGGTCTCGCAAAGGAGCAGACTTCTCTTGAATAGTCCTCATTAGTGAACGAACACCTGAATCTGACAAGAAAACAACGTCAGTACCAATACTTTGTATGGTATCCCTTGCTATGCAACCAATAGAGCCTACTGTGTCGCTCAGAACAAGAGATGCGGGTGTAGAAGCACCAGAATAGACAAGAATCTGTCGTTTACCAAAGATAAACAAGAAATCATTGTGAGCTGCCAAACCCATTACTTCATCAGCACCATTAGGCCATACACGAGAGACATCTAATGAGCCTGAAGTACCACCCCCCCATACATGACCTGCAATCAGATCAGAGAAGGTGATGGTTGTTTTATCAGTAGAAGTATTAGCCACCCACAAGCGACCAAATGCTGAAATAGCAATGTTAGCTTGTGGAACAGTAGCAACATAACCAGACTTCTCAGATATTCTGCGATAAGTAGTTGTACTTATAGCGGGGTCATAAATCAGTGGATCGTGACCTGTTTGGAAGAAGTATGCAATCCCATTTAAGGATGCAGTTTGCCAGTTAGATGCAGTAATAGTGGGAGCAGTACCGCCACCACCATAGGTCAACTCAGTCACCGCATTAGAAGTGCCAAGTTTGAATATCTTGTTGTTGCCAGCAAACAGAACTGTAAGAGTCCCGTCAGTCTGGACTAATTCATGGATAACACCAACATCATTAGCACCCAAAGCACCAGAGGAGGAGTTAACCCTTGACCAACCTTTTCTCGCACCAATACGACCATATTGATCCAAGATGCAGTTGGTTGCAACCAAAGCAAAGCCAGCCCCTAAATCAAGGGGAGAATCTTCAGTATTCAGGCCATAAAAGCCTGGTGCTGAGAGACTGTAACTTTGTAGTTGTCCTGCCATTAGACCGCCACAAAGTTGTCTTCAGGATAACGAGTGCTTTCCATCGCAATAGCGTCAGAGAGCATTCCTTTAAACAGAGCATAAGCCTCAGTAGAGTTTGTTCCACCATCTTCACCACGCTCAATCAAAGCACGAGCATAGGCACTTTGAGTCACCAAATAGTCCAAAACCTTGACTGAAGTGCCATCAGCAGACAGATTAGCTTGTGGGATGATTAGGTCAAACAACAATGTATACACGCCATTGGGGACAGGAAATAAGTCAACCTTTGTGTCGCCATTACCATCTACCCCGTTATAGCAAAACTCGCTAGGAATAGACTGTGAAGGTGTACCAAAGTTGAGCTTGCGGTTCATATCCGCAACAGTGATGTTATCTAGGGTAATAACGCTAGTCGTATTGATAGCATCAGTAACACGAAACTTCTGACCAGCACCTGTTAAGGCATAAGAACTTACGCCAGAACTAGTGGTAATAGTAACTGTCTGAGCCAAGGCATTCCATGTGTATGAATCTTCAATCTGACGCTTGGCATCATTGACAAACTTGCCAATCAAAGAAGAATAGGTTGTTTCGCCAACAGTAGATACTGTGCTTTCACGCAAGCGCACTAACACATCGTTAACAAGTTCTAAGTAGGTCATGTTCGTTGCGCTCCTTGAACCTCAAATGTTGCAATCACAGACATTGTTGCACCTGTTTCTGAAGTTGCAGTTAAGTAGTCACCCTCTTCCATCACAAAGTATTGACTACTCGTAATAGCATCAAAACTTGTCTTTGAAGTTATAGCAGTCTCGAAGGTAATTGGAATGCTTAAACTGGCACTTGTGTCGTACCAACTTAAACTGATGTGTTTATTGGAAGCAGTAGAGTTGGCAACGTGCAAATGCACACAGCTTGCATAATAGCCAGTCGGCACTGTGTACAGCGTAGTAGCCGTATTAGCAGTTAGATTTTTACCGACAGAAACTGGCCTCATTTACTATTCCTCTTAGAGATCGCTTTAGCCTTAGCTTTAGCGTCTTCCTTGGACGTTGCGCCCCAAGCTCTAAGAGAAAGAAGGAGTCGGGTAGGCTTTCCATCTTTCATCTCAGCGCCAGGCATATTGCCCATTCGTGCTAAAAAACTAGATCGTCGACCTGAATTACCCGTTTTTAAAGGCGCTTTTAAGTTCAGTCCCTCAGTCCTTTTGTAGAACTCTCGACCTTCCTCATTCAATCCGCCTTTTGGATTCTGGTATTTTTTTAAGACCATAATGATCTTTCCCTGAAGTGTACACCAGCTTGAAGTGGAAGTGCAATAGCTAAATCAAAATCTAAGCCATTTCTTAGTCTTCGCATAAGAGTTGCTGGCTTCATGTTGACCATTTTCGCAATTTCACTTGTTGACCGCAATTCGCCTTGATACATACGTTTACCAGCATCTGGATCAATTTTCGTATGTTCTGATGGGTCACCATAAATCTTTGTTGCTTTCCAGATTCTCTGGTAGCCAATGCCTGTTTTTCTGGCAATCTCAGCCAAGGTTAGATTTTCACCTTCAAACAGGTATCTTTTACTATTTCTGCGGTTATTCGCTTGCTCAATACTGGTTGACCATTTCACATTGTCTGGTGAATAGCTTTTGTCAACATCAATCCTATCAAGACTGTACTCTTTTGAAGGTCTTAGTCCAACATCTTTGATAAATTGATAAAAACCATCGTCACCATGCCATGATGAATGTACATCAATGCCACGACCACCATAGTTTTTGTAATCAGGACTTACATTTGAGTAGCACCTATAGAAAAGATGTTTCCATGTACCATGAGACAGAATCAACCGATCTACAGTCGATTTGTCTAATGCCTCTGGAATAATCATTTCTTTTTAGCAGTCTTAGCCGCAGCCTTAAATGCCGCCTCAGTAGGTGCGCCTTTAGAGCCAACCTTACGCATCTTTTCCTTAGAACCCGCTTTGATCCGTTCTTGTTTGGCTTTAATGTTGGAATACAAACCTTGTTTCATTTCTTTTTCCTAGATTGAGATAAAGCAATGGCAATAGCCTGTTTGGGCTTCTTAACAACAGGGCCACCTTTGCCAGAGTGAAGCGTTCCCGCCTTGTACTCTCGCATAACCTTAGAGATCTTGGCTTCTGCTTTTGTCTTTTTCATGCCAACTCCGTAACAGATACTGTAGATGCAGTGACTGTTGCATCTTTGATAAATGCTATTTTTTGACCAGGACTTACTCGAACAATCTCAAAAGAGTTATTTGGAATCATTGCAGAAGTTGTAACACTTGCTGTTGGGTTTGAACCAATTTGGTAATGGGAATGACCTAATGAGCAAGCAATACGAATCATTGTTGTTGATGCACCAAAAGCAGTCATCTGAACGCTAGAGTTAGTAACAGAAGCAACTTGGCTAGTCCCCAATGAAGGAACTCCAAAAGCAACATTGTTTGGGTCTAATTGAAATATTGACATTATTTTCCTCGTCCAGTTTTCTTCATCATGTTCGTAGCAGTACGACCACCACGGGTAGGCATAGCTTTAGGCTTACCAATAGCAATCATTACAGTAACAGGCATAGATTTCTTCTTGCCATACTCTTTGGCTTCTTTCTCGCCTTTTTCTGTGTATGGGAATTTCTTGTTTCCAACTTGTGGCATATAAATCCTTATCGAACTAGCTTGGTTGCAATGAAAGAAATGATACCGCCAACAACAGAGGCGATTGCCATTCCAACGAAAAAGCCACCTTTAGACTTGTTTGCCATTTCTAAAAGCGTTTTAATATCTTGGCGAAGAGCATGGACTTCAGCTTGTAAAGCCTCAACTTGAGCTTCCAATTTGCCAAACTCTCTTGGATCAATTTCCGACATTTTCAACCTCTTTTTTTGGTCTGCCCAACTTAGGTTTGTCTTCAACTTTCTTTGGAGTTTCCTCAACAAGGACGTATCCTTCATGACCTTTCATGCTATCAATATCATGTTGATAGGTGAAAGTAACTGTGTTTCCCGACTTCAAGCAACGAAAAGTAGCCATAAAAACTCCAAAAAAAGGGGGGTATTAGCCCCCTTTAATTAAACTGCACGACCAATAATCAAGGTCAATGTAGTTGATGCCAAGTCTACAGAACCTGCTGTAGGGTTGTAAGTCACGATAGTAACTGTATTAGCGGCTGAAACATAGGCTCTGCGAACCAAACCTGCCTCAGAAACGCCAATAGACATACCGATAACCATATCGCCCAAAGCAACGCCTGGAACTGTTACTGTATCTGTAGCGGTTGCAGTAGTGGCTACTGATGCGCTATCAAGAGTACAAGTAACATCCCAAGTGTCTGTAAATAGACCACGGAACTGGTCATTGCCCCTGCGAGAAACAACTGCTGTTGCTGCTGCCATAATAAATTCCTCCTAAATTAAGAAAAAACTCCCCCACCCGAAGATGAGGGAGAAGTGGCAACTATTAGGCTGGAACTGCTAACGCAAATGCGCTAGAAGACAAAGCTGCACCAACAGTAGCGGCTGTACGCATTGCTTTCACACCATAAAGTGTGTCAGATGTGAACAAGGTAGCCAAGTAGTCTTGTTTGTACTGAGTCTGTGAGCGAATGCCCATTTGCTCAACCAAGACCATAGAGTCCTTGTGACCCATCAAGCAGATACGATCTGTTTGGTATTACCATAGGCAGTATCAGCATTGCTTGTTGTGAACACGGGGATACCATACAGTTGACCGATTTCACCATTGCGGATTGCATTACCATTACCAATAAAAGCCTGTTCTGTGTAACGGGCAAGACCCATCAACGTATTACGGCTTGAAGGAGGAATGATAAAGAAGCGACCATCCATAGGAGTGTCGTTGTCATCCAAACGCTGAATAGTGCGACGAATAGCAGCATCAGTCAATGCGGAAGCATTGGAAGATGTGCTGT